CAGTAAAAAACGATTATGAAGTCATGTCTGAAGGTGATCCGATTCATTGGGAGATTCCCTATGATCGTTTAGAAGACAACACACCCACCGTGACATGTCCAGCGGCTGTGCTTGACGGGGCAGCGGCGGGAACGGGCGATCAATTGACTGGAACCATCTTGAGTATCGACGCGGCGAGTTCCATTGCGGTAATCGACTTCACGCCAGGGATGGTTTACTACCAATATGTTCGCAACGTGGCGACCTATGCTGCTGGAGTCGAGGCGACCTGGGTGGCGATTCAGTTTGGTCATACGGTTTACTATGACCGCAGCTCAACTATGGTGGCTCTGGGCCTTCAGTTAAGTTGTTCGCCGTTGGATAACACTGGTACAGCGAACCCGAAATTCGGGCGTGTAGTAGGAATCAGTGATGCAGACATTGCACTGTATCCCAAAGGTGTAGCTGGCGTCGCATCCACGCAACGTTGCGGCGTCATGCAGTTTGGCATCAACGCCGAATAAACGACAAACAAGGAGATAAATTATGCAAAAGATAATTCGATGGATTGAAGAAGTCGCACTTGCTATGGATGGCGACGCCGACAGTCCTCAAGTAATGGCTGACGTAAAACTCATGCGGGAAATGGCGAATAACATGCATTCGATGAATGCTCGTCAATTCCAAGAGGTTATGACAACTGCGCATTTTACGGATTACTTCAGCGATGCCCTGTCGCGCATGTTTTACAAAGACTATGCGTACAAAGCGGGGACGTGGAAAGAATACACCACGGCTGACGTCACGCCCGATTTCCGTGATGTAAAAAGGTATCGCATGACGGAACCGGGGACATTGTTGCAGAGGCGAGAAAAGGCGCTTCACAAAGCAACCAGCATCGACGACAGCGTAATTAACTACGGTGTCGAGGAATACTCTCGTGAGTTTGACATTTCGTGGCGAGTCATAATGAACGACGACTTGGGCAAAATCAGGGAGACACCACGACGCATGGCGAACGCAGCGGGAAGATGGCTTGACGCCTGGGTATCGGCGTTGTATGACAACGCAACGACTCAAGCGACCGCCGCAGCGTTAGGCGCACCCTGGTCGGGCACGGGACGGCTGACCGCCCCGAACCTGGCGCTGGGATTGAACGGCATGATGCAGCGGGTGGACGCCGCAGGCAATCCGATGAATTTACCTCGCGTGCATCTCGTGATCCCACCGATCCTCCAGATCCAAGCCGCCGACATATTGCAAGATTTGCTGTCTTACGGCGGCCCTGGTGGGAACGTGTTAGCGCAGTTCGTCGCCGGAGTTCACATCGATCCGTACATTACGACGACCGCTTTAGCGACGCCATGGTATCTGTTCGCTGATCCGGCGGACATGACAGTGGTTCCCGTGGTTCGCCTTGACGGGTGGCCGGGGCCAGTTACTAGCATGAAAAGGAGCGACCTGAAGATTTTGTCGGGAACGGCCCCCAGTGCGTTCACGATGGGTAGTTTCGCCACTGGCGACATCACGTACATGGTCGAGGACATCATCGGCGGATGGGATGATGCGTCGTGGGTTGGCGTCGTAGACTTTCGTGGGTTCTACTACAGTTCAGGCACGACACCGTAAAACAAAAAAAACGAAAGGACAAAAGAATAATGGCACCAAGAAGTAAAATGTCAAAGTATCCGCCTGGATCTGAGGCGTTGAAATCACTCATTGTGAGTGCATACGGCATGGATTTTGAGCAAGCCGAAACCATCCTGAAAGAGCGGCCTGAAAATCCAGCGTTGTGGCCTTACGAGGAATACCAAAAGGCAAAAGCTATGATGGCCGCGCTTCACACGAAACCGCAAGTGGTCTCGGACAAACCAGGTTGGAAGCGAAAAAAATAGGAGGAAACCATGGGTTTAATTGATCGGGGCGTATTGCCTTACCAAGAACCCGTTTGGGGGTTCCCTTGGACGGAGACACCCGAAATCGTCGGCGGCGGTGACCATCGCATTTTCTACGTCGATCCGGCGCATCCGAATGCGTCGGACTCGAACCAGGGAACTGATCCGCAGTATCCTTTCGCGACGATGACAGCCTGTTTGACGGCGGCAACAAATCCGCTAATCGCTGCATTCGACACTGTATACCTGTGCAGTGATTTGACCGAATCGGTCATCACGCCGGATTACAGCGTCGGGCCGTCCAACATCAATATCATCGGTGCAGGGACGACGCTCTACGCGCCGTACTGGGACAGCGATGACAATGCAGCCGCCTGTCTGGACATCCGTGCGCCAGGCTATCGCGTGAAAAACATTCGATTTGGCGGGCCGACGACCGCGCCTTGCGTTTGGTTACGATGCACGGTGCCGAACGCCGATGACATTTCTATTTTCAGTGTAATCGAGGATTGTCAGCTCTACGGTCAGGAGACTGGCCTGAGCGGGATTGACCTTTTTGGCGCACCGTATGAAGTGAAAATCCGTCGTTGTGAATTTTGCTTTTTCCACAACGCGGGGGGGACGGCGTGCGCAATCACAGCAACAAACACAGCCTGGGCCGATCCATGCAGGATCAAGATAGAAGATTGCATATTCTACGAGAATGACAATCATATTGATGCGTCTTTCAACGTGTCAGTGATCAAAAACAATGTTTTCATATCGCAAGGCCAATATCCGGCCACGATCAATGTGGATTTGCGGGGTGGCACGCGCGGTGAAAACGCGGTCGTGGGGAACCAGTTTCCGGACGATTACAGTCAACCAGGGGGATACTGGGCCAACGCCGGAGCGCCTGGTTGTTGGGCAGGCAATTTTTCGGAAGACACGGCAGAGGCTGAGGTTGGCGACAACGGATTAACCACTGCGCCTCCTGCGCCATAATGACGGAGGATGACATGCCGAAAAAAAAGAAGTTGACGATCAAACCTGGCGATAGTCCCGAGGCGCGCCGGGAATTGGAGGCAAAATTGCGCGCCGCTTTCCAGAGGCAACAGAAACAAAAACGACAAGAACAGGAGTAATTCATGGCTTGCGTCGGACGGTATGCGACGGCGGACGAGTTCGCGCAACACTTTTGCATGGATTTACCGCTCAGTGCAGAACAACAAGCGGCCATTGAACGGAATTTAGATTTGGCAGCGAGTGAAGTCCACGCGGCAATGGCCGCGAACGATATGTGCGATTGCACGCTGGCAGGATGGGCGACGACATATCTCAAGACGTTGAACATCCGCGCCGCCGCCGCGCTCTATGATTGTGAATGCGGACGTCCACATCTGACGAATGAGGAACGGCGCGACATCATTGACTGGACGCAAAACCTGTTGGAAAATGTGCGTATGGGGAACATCGAATTGTGCGACGGGGAAACCGGACGTGAATATCCTGTGGCCGACGCGATAGAGATGGCCGTGGACGAATTTTCGACGGCCAGGATCATTTACAACACCAGACGACGGAGCTAAAGAATGTGGGATGAGGCGGCAAAAACAGACGACTGAGGTCAGTCGAAAAAATAGTAACGCCACGGATTATCTTTGGTCAAGAGGGACTTGTCCTGCTCAAGTATCTTGGCTCGTTCAATGGACGATGGCGCGGGGTCTGTACCGAACACCTTTACGAGTTCCGCCGAGAGCAGCGGGAACAATACGTTGATAGACGTGACGTGGAAGGATTCCTGGCGGCCAAAAGGTCAGAAGATGAGCAATTATTTGAGGTGGTGAAACACGAATGGTAGCAAAATTTGTGGCAATTACGCCCGGTCCTCTCGGCGTTCCCGAAATGCTCAGGGAAATGCAGCGTGGTCTCGACAATGTAAAAAAGAACATTATTAAGTTGTACGAGGAAACGTCGGAAACATGGGAACACAAACCAAAGTTCTATTGTGTACGACGACCGCGTCGCCTTACAAGGAACACCCTCAATGTTCAAATGCGTTTTGGAACAGATGACCAGGTGTGGAATTGGCTTGACCAGGGAACCAGGCCGCACGCCATTTATCCTAAAAAAGTTGGAGGGACAGTAGCTTTTCCGTCGACGTATAGGGCCAAGACAACGCCGAACCGACTTCGATCTAGTGG